TTTTACAGATTTTGTTAATGGTCTTGTCACTAATACCCGCACGTAAGTCACGGCGAATAACAGGAGCACAAAAATTATTCCACTCATCACTATCAAATCGTTCAGCCATTTCCTGAATAGCATCACGTGCCGCATGACCAGTTAACCCACGTTGACCTAACTCATTCAACAGTTGATTAAAATCATCCCAGGGATTTTCTGCATCGGTAATGCCAATAGTATCAGGGACTTGACGAACACCAAACGTGACATATGGGTTATAGCAAACCTTGGTAAGCGTTAGAAAATTAATAGCATTATTGCTACCAAGGACACTTGCCTCAAGCGCCTGACGAATAACATCTTCCTTGTGTAGACGGCTGTCACTCTCGTTTAATTTATTGATCCAACTTGCACTCATATTTCCATATCCCTTACTTTTTCGTTCTTTAAAATTCTTACCAATTGACGATTACGTTCATCTTGTTCTTTACGCTGTCGTTTTTTATCGTCACTTAATCTTAGCATCATGTCATATTCACGGGCCCAGGCTACACCACGAATCCATGTTTGTAGTTGTTCCAGTGTACCTACAAACACTTCTGCATCACGACTGTAAATAGGCAAACTGTCTTGATCCTTGGGTTTGATTGCAACTCGATCACCGTTCGATTCCCAATTTCCATTTTTAGGTGCGCAAAGCATAAAGCCAAGTTCGTCTATGGCTTTTTCAAGCCTACGAAATTCTAATACTGCATCATATCCAGCCATTATATAATCCTATTACCGTGTTTGTTCAATGGTAACTTCTTTAAGTTTGTCTACACCTTTGTCGGCTATCTTAGCAATACCACCAAAGCCTACTGTAGCAATAATAATGCCTACAATAACACCTGTCAAGAAATTCATACAATCACCTTTACACGATTGAGTTGGGTGCTGTTGTCACGATGTGCCTTAACAGTACCGTAAATATCAAACATCTTACCTACAGGCAGTTCTTGCTTGTATGCAAAAAACACAACCTGATCATCACTATTAATACCAGTGATATAATTTGTATTCCACTTCATTGAGTACACGGACTTGAGTACTTCAATTGCAGTAGACACCTTGTCATTTACCTTGCCAATAAACCCACCGGTAGCAAACGCAACTCGTTGTTCTACCGTTTGGCGCTTGATGCCACGATCATATACTGAAGGCAAACTTGCGATAACTGCAATGTCATAGGCACTATCAATTGTGTCTCTGTTTGCAAGTAACATTGAGGTGTTATCAAACTCACTCAAACGAATACCCTTAAGTACTTTGAAGGTATAGCCCTGAAAGAAACTACGAACCTTAAGACCTTGTTCACGATCATCGTCGGTGATACATGTAGTATCAGCCAACAGTTCCTGAACAATCATACGATTGGACTTTTTAGTCAGGTCGGGATCGGAATCAGAAATAACACTCAGTTTAACATAACTGCCATTGATACGCTGTGCGGCTACTGCCGCGGCCCAAACATCATCGGCGTTGTGATTAAGAGGGATAGGTTTTTGATAGCGAGCCATGATTAATCCTCAAACAAAATCAAAAGCAAACTCGGGAAGTTCAGGGGCATTTATAGGACCACTGACTTGAACCTTACCAAGACCATAATCTTTGCTCAGTTTGTGAAACACCTTGCGTGCCTCAGCCTCTGAACACTCAACAAAAAGAGTACCGCAAGTAAAACTTGCACGGTTGTCATCTTTAAGAACCTTAGCAACTTTGTCTAAAACGATCTTTTCGAAAGCCATTGTGTACTCCTTTAATCAACTGTCTAAGATTCTATTGTACATGAAACCCGAATTAAAGTCAAGCTATTTTTTGATAGGCCTCTAGATAGGGAGCAAGTCTAAGTTGTTGATTTGCAACGGATTTTTTGTGATATTCTAATAATCCTGCAGGAATTGGTTCTTGGGTTATATCAGATATTTGACTTAATACTGTTTCTGGATTATTTAAAATATCTTCCAGTTTAATAATATATTTAGGACCATTATATCCTTCAATTTGTCTCATTAATGATTCTTCACTACCATTAAATAAATCATATCTCCCGATAATATAATTCATACTATTATATACGTGTTTAGCCCAACTTTCAGGAGTAATGTCTTCTGGTTTATTGCATTCTTCAGTGCCACTATAGTGAACGATAAACCCATCCCATATATCTTTATTACCAGAACTATGTGCATCTGATACTATTTCAAGAAAATGGCTAGTCATTACATGTGGAAATAAATCATATCCATATGTAACCAATACTGCATTTTTAATTCTATCTACGTTTGGTGTAATAGCATTATCACAACTAAAACCAAATTCCCAAAATAAAGTTTGTATTAGGGGACTACTTGATCCTGATCGTGCTATAACATTATAAATTGCTGCCATTAATCTTCTTCCTTTGCATCTTCGATGTATCTATCAATTTTTTTAGCCTGATGATTGCACAATGAGGCTACAGTTTTAAGTGTCTTGCTAACATCCTCAGGTGTACCATTGGCAATACGCTCAAGTGCATTATTGATTTGATTAATCAATGTGTTCAATTCATTGGTGTTCATGCATAATCCTCGTTATAAGGCACAGGCTCTTCCTGATCATATACCTCATAGTCCATGTCTTCACGATTGAGAATGGAAAAAACTTCAATCACAGGAACATTTAACATGGTTGCAATACTATAAGGGTTGTAACCTTCGCTGGCCAACTCCATTACTTCAACATCACGACTAGCATAAAATCCCATAAATATTCTCCTATAATTAACAATATATAAAGTATACTATATTGCGTTATGTTTGTCAAGCCTTAAACATCATCTGGGCTAGCAGTAAATTCTAATCTAGCCATTTTACCTAAGTAGACCTTAGACTTAATATTGTAAGTCATTTCAATCACTTGCCCTGTTGGAAACCTAACCCAAATCTTGTTTGTTTCTATATCAACAATTGGGCAATTAATTCCCTTACCAGCCTCACTCTTAACAGTAATCATTTCACCTTTACGCATATTAACTCCCTGTAAACCAATGTTTAATAATAGCCTCTGCAGGCTTGCCTCTTACACTTGCACTTATATTTGGAAACCCTTCGTAATTTGGAACAATTGTATCACTTAACCAATATCCACCAAGATCAACTCCAAAAACTGGGAATAGTGTTTGTTGAAATACTGTTCGCAATATACCTTCATCACCTATTGCTTGTGCTGAAAAATCTGTAACATATGTCAACTCTACACAACTAGAGGTTGTTGCACCTGTCGTCAACACACTTGTTCCAGTTCCAATACTTGCATTAGCAGTAGACGAATTACAAAAGCCATCTTCTTCCCAACCATTTAACCAGTATGTATTAGTACTTTGTACTCCGGCATTAAACATTATAGGTACTTGCTTAGTTGAAGGGCCATTGGGACCACAATTGATTGATCCAGTACTAGCACCTAAACAATGATATGCACTATAAAAATCATTCAATTGTTTGGTCATATAACTTTGCACAATTTCTGGTGAAAGATTTGCGTTATCACTTGCGCTAAATCCACCACCCATAAAACTAAATAGAATCACATCGATTTTATCAATGATACGTGGATCACTCCATGGTCTACCTTCTTGTCCGTATACTAGTGTTCCAGAAAAATTCTGTCTTACATGGTCAATGGTTGAACTTAAACTGTTTGCATAAATTTCGTGTAATACAGGATCATTAAGATTGTTTATAGTATACGCACTCCAATCAATCATCATGCCTTTCATTCCAACACTTTGTGAAAATTTTGCCATTTCAATTGCTTGAGTATCCCAGCCATTCATAATCTTTGTTAATGTTGCCTGATCAACTTTTCCATTAATAGGTGAAACAACATTTCCATTGCTGTCAGTTGGTTGTATCTGAAATGAATAATAGACATCGATGTTTCTTTGTTTTGCTTGTTGCACAAACCATTGAACCATGTATTCAGGAATAGCATATTTACTGATAGTTAAATTAGTTGCGTATGCACTATCCCAATATCCATAATTTGTAAACCACGTAAATGTAACACCATCTTGCTTTAATTTGTCTAATGCTTGTGTATACATCAACTCTGCATATTGGTCTTCTGTACAGTTATGTATTTTATTGGCACCTGTTGTTTGATCATTGTAATATACCCAATAAGGGCTGTAGTCTTTTAAATCAATTGATTTTTGCCAACTGTTTGGAAGTACTCCGTTTGCGGTTGGTATTGCATGTGCACCTAAATATGAACTTGGGTATGTTGCTGTGTAATCAACGTAGCAATTTTGGGTTACAGGAGTTACAGGAGTAGTTGAACTTTGTGAACTACCACCACCGCCCCCACATGCTGTTAAAAATAATGCAGAAGCCAATACCAAATATTTGAACATGATAAATCTTTAAAAGTATTACACAATCGATATAGTAGCACTTTTTAGATTAAAATGCAAATGGAAAACGCCCAATTTGGGCGTTTTCGTTTAAGTAAGTAAAAATTACTTTTTAGATGACTGAGTTGTTTGGTTTACAAACTCATACATTTTCTGAGCGGTTTCAAGAACCTTTTCAAGACCCGGGAACTCGGGCATACCAACCGTAGTAACATATTGACCAGTCTTCTCGTCACGTTTTGCTGTTAGTTCCCATCCAGCAAACTTAGTTGAATATTCTTGATGTACCATATCCTTAGCCATTGCTAAAATGTCAGCACGAATCTCGTAGCCATTTTTGTTAAACTTTACTTCTGGCACTTTTGGTGCCCAATCTTTATCGCTCATTTTACTTCCTTTTATAAGTATTGTACTCGTCAACCATAACAAGTGCCATTGGCACAAAGATATTAGTAACGCATAGTAAGCCAAGAACAGCCATTTATTTCTCCTCTAGTTGCTTGGGTTGTTGTTTGGGAGGATTGTTTAGATACTCCCATTCTTCATCAGTATAAGGCCACCAATTCAATTTATTCATGGATGTACCTCATACTGTTCCTTTGACCATTCAATGATATATCGAATGGCTTGATAGAATTCATATAAATTGTACATAATTTATACCATTCTATTAAAGGTCATTTTATTATTGAATTCACGTGTTAGAACTTCAACATCAGCCGCAGTCTGTGGATTACGACTATTGATATAATCTTCTAACGCTGAATATTTGCTGTCAAATATTGACACTAAAAAATCTATGATTTTATTCATTGCTTACCCCTTTACAGGTAAGAATGCTTTCATTTGTGATTGAATAGCATCAAATGACTTTTGATAAAAAGACTTATCCATCAATAGATCGCCAATGTCAGTGCCAACTTTAACTGTGGCATCAAAGGCTTCTTTGGTGTAGGTAGTTTGCAAGTCTACAAACTTGTTAAGTGCTTTTGCTAATTCTGGGCTAGTTTTTTCTAATGTGGCATCAACTGCCAATTTCTTAGATGTTTGAACCGCATCAATGGCGGTATGTGCGATAGTTTTGAACATATTAATCTCCTGTGTATGTGTGTTCTGTAGAATGATTCTACATTAATATTTAGTCCATGTCAAGGACTTTTTCAAAAAGAAATGGGGTATTATCCCCATTTCTCATTGTACTTCTTTAATGCCAATGTCCTTGCTAAAAATAATCTGAATTTAGCGTAGTCACTTATTTCGATAAATTCACTCTTAACATGGTCTAATCTTCGGCGATCAATAATGAAGTCTTCATCATCATATTGAAAACCTTTTTCATCTCCCAAATTAAGAAGTGATAACCTAAATGGATTACTTCTTAGGAGTTTCGGCTTTCTTGGTATCTTTATGTTTGGCCTTGCTTTTAGCAGGCTGACTTTTAGTGTGGTCCACCTTCTTAGCCAACTTCATTTCTTTTGCTGGTGCTTGAGCAGGAGCGGCTGCTGGTGCAGGTTCTGTGGCAAATGCACTTACTGTTACCAATGTTGCAAGTAATGTTACTAGAGTTTTCATTTGGATTTCCTTTAAGTTAATAACAGAATTATTCTCTGTTATATATACAACGCCTGTCAAGTCATTTTCGTTGACTTTGACAAACACTATTTAACCCATTATCCACCACGGCCTGTTCTACGTACTACATTGGCTCCACCAAAGCCCTTGCTTGCTTTGGGAACAGGTTTGCCACCTGCTTGGTTGATTTGAAATACTTGTTTTGCTTTTTTCTTTGCAAGAATTTCTGCTATTGGGTTTGGTTTGCTTTCTTTCTTATCCATGATATACTCCTATCTGATAGAATTTAAATAGTCTCTTATGTTGCCGTATAATGTTACAACCATTGCAATTTTACTGTCAAAGATTCTAACATAAGGACCTTTTTTGTCCCCATCTTTATTTACACCCAAATAAAATGGGCACTTAATTTTCTTAGATAGTTCATGTGTAATCAATTCTGGTTTTAAGAACTTATCTTTTTTGTTCCATAAACTTCCCAGTGGGAATTCATAATATTCAATCTTTGCTTGAACAAAGGCACCGATCCCCTCTTCAGATAATCGTAATCCTTCACCACCTCTGCCTGTGACCCACCAACGAAAAACCACATCATCTAAAGGCAATTCATGCCAAGACGTATGTGGTAGTTCGGCCAATATGGCTTTAGTGATTTGGTGTTTAGATTTGTGATAAGTCATCGGGATACACAGTGCGCCCCGAATTCATAAAGACTACTGTAAACTTATCTGTTTTGAACTGTGCATTCAATTTACGACATAGGTTTCGTGCATGACCTGGATTACTAAAACTAGTCTTTTTATATTTGGGAGCAGAATCATTGTGCAGGTAGTGAGAAGACTTTAGATTAATAGGTTGGTCTTCATAGAACACAGCCCAGATACCAGACGCCTCTACAATTTGGTCACACTTGTACGTAGTTTTTTCTACATACTCTAATAAAACTTTTGGTTGTGTTCTGCTCATTTGAAAGACCCGCCTTTAATCTGTACCTCAATAATCTCGTTTACTTTATTTTCTTTTTCCTCTTTATTAAAAGAAGTCAAGTCTGCTAACAATTTAGCAATCTCGTCACGTAGCCCTCTGGCTTCACTTATCGGCAAAACAACATCCTTACCTTGTTTTGATTCGACAAGCGATACCTTATCTACGAAACGCTTAATTTGAATCATCATAATCTCTATATATTTATCTCATTCTGTGCGTCTGTTTCGGTTTTATACGGTCCTTTATAAGGATAACGCTGGATAAAGATGTATTTAGGGCAAAAAACTACCTGATTTACACCGTTTTGTTCAATAACAAACCAACCTGCAACATGATTGCACTTGCTTTTCTTAGATTTAGTGTATAAATGTAGTCCACGTTTGATATCAAAAACTGAGTTATATACCTTAGCAGTTGTGGGATATTCTGGATAGGGCATTTCTGCCTTAGTATTGTTAGACTTTAAGGGTTCAAATCTAATTTTGGTAGACTTTTTAATCTGTTCGGTGTTATCAAACTGAATAAAAGTACCGTTGAGTTGTACCCCATAACCTTGATGGTTAGCAGTTACATTGCCAACCTTCTTTTCACCATCAGTAACAATCCAAAACTGATTCTTTACCACTGGCTTTGCGATTAGTTCACTCATTCACTACTCCCCTTGTGATTGCTAAAAATAAATCTTTTTTGTGTTTAGGTGTCCAGTGATTACCATTAGGACCGCAGTCACTTTCACGTATCCTGTAGACACCACATGATTCGTAATGAGCCTCTACCTTTTTAGGGCCTATTACAGGATCATACTCAATTACGTTTTCTTTATATGATAGTTTGCATTTGTAACTAGACCTGGGTAAAGTAGCAAAAAATAATGTGCTTGCTATCTTATCACCTAAGGACACCATGCTGTGTTTACAATCTTTACACAACAGTTTACTTTCTACTTTTTCCATTTAAGTTCCTCAATTAGTTTTTTAGCCATTGAATAATCTGTTACTTGTTGGTCAAGAATTTCTAAATTGACTAATTCACTTAACAATATAACTTGTTTAAGATTAGATAACGTCAATGTTTCTTTCCATTCATCAAACTCTTCTTGTGTGTCTTTAGACCACATTTCATTTAGCAAAATTACTTGCTTTGCAGTTAATCCGGTAAGTGTAATATCTTTGTTCATTATTCAACTCCGAAATGTTGTTTTATCCCAGTTTCTCCAAATCATGTTTAAGGCGCCGATGAAATGAATCCTCAGCGTCATCACCGCTTACCAGCCAATCAATACGTTGAGTATAAATGTGGGCTTGGCGCAGGATTAGAAGTCCTTTTTTAAATTCTGCGATAGTCTCTGGTGTAAAGTGATAACCTCGACGGTCGCCATATTCGTTTACTTCTTCGCTATCGTTGTCGATAATCAATTGCTCAACTTCATCAGCGATATTGCCGATTTCCCATTGTTTATATTGAAAGTGTCCACCGCTCAT